ACAACAATAAATGGTTTTAACAGCGGAGCAAATAAAAAGCAATTACGACGTTCTTTTGAATGGTATTGAAAAATATGTTGAGGGTGAACGTAAACAACAGTTTCTAGATTTTTATAATAAACTAGACGAAAGAATTGCTTTATTACCTGCTTCTCATAAAAAAGCGTATCACAATTGTTTCCCCGGGGGTTATGTAGATCACGTTATACGTGTGATTACTGCCGCCTTTAAGGTTCATAAGGTGTGGCAGGAAATGGGAACAAAAGATACCTACACAGAGGAGGAATTATTTGTTTCCGCTTTAAACCATGATTTAGGTAAAATCGGTACATTAGAACATGTTGCTGTTTTACCATCTAAGGATGAATGGAGAAAGAAAAATTTAGGTGAAATGTACACCTTTAATACTAATAATGAATATATGACTGTCCCAGATAGGGGTTTATTCTTATTACAACAAGCAGGAATTCAATTATCTACTAATGAATTCATCACAATTAAAACCCACGATGGTCTATACGATCAGGCAAATGAACCTTATTTAAAAGGTTTTATGCCCGAAACTAAACCTCGTACTTCACTTCCCTTTATTATTCATCAAGCTGACCTTATGGCCGCTAGGATTGAATTTGAAAGAGAATGGTTAGATACTTTTGGTGATCAACCAAAACCAAAAACCAAAACAACAAAACAAGACCGAGTTAATTCTAACTTAGGTAAAATAGGTTCTGATAACGATAATTTAATGAATTTAGTTAAAAATCTCTAATGACAACAACTACTATAGTAATATTAATTAATGTTGGACTATTAGTTTTTGGAACTATTTCCTATATAATTTGGAATTTACTTAAAAAAAATGAAAGACAGGAAGATATAATTACTACTCAAAATGAGTATATTCAAACTATATCTACTATAATGTCGGAGTCAAATAAAAAAATTAAAGAAATAGATTCAAAGCAAATCTTCCAATCTGATGATGAGATAGGATGGTTTTTTAAAGGAATAAAAGAGATTCAAGACTTAATTAACGAGTACAACATCAACCATAAATAAATGATTGCACCGCTAGACGAATCTCTTGAGGGAAAAATTCTAACTGTACCTCAAAAAGATGAAGGACCTCAATATACTAAAAAAGGTACTTTAAGAAAAAGAAAACCAAAGACCAAAAATCAATATTTTACTGCTGATACCGAAGAGGCTATCATTGAATATGTTAATGAAACGGATCAAGATAAACGTAATGCTATATATAATGCACGTATAAAATATGGTTTCTTTAAACTAACAGAAAATATTATTCATACCTTTAAATTTTATTATACAGAAGTAGACACAATCCAGCATCTACAACATGAGGTAATAACATTTTTATTAGAAAAACTTCATTTATATAAACAAGATAAGGGTAAAGCATTTTCTTATTTTGGTACTATAGCAAAAAGATATTTAATACTTTATAATAATAATAATTATAAAAAATTAAAACAAAAAACAGATGTAGATGCAATTGATAATGATCAATCTATAGTAATAGATTTAGTTAATAATACTTCACCTGATGAACCTTTAGATAGAGCATCAGAATTTATAGGATTCTTACTTAAATATTTTGATTTATACTTATTTGACCATTTTCCAAAACCCGAAGATGCTAAAACAGCGGATGCCGTGTTAGAATTATTTCGTAAAAGAGAAAATATTGAATTATTTAATAAAAAGGCAATATATATTTATATACGTGAAATGACAGACCAACAAACACCACAAATCACTAAAGTAATTAAAAAGATGAAGAAAATTTATCTTAAATTAATGAATCAATATAGTGAGCATGGGTATGTTAGTATGAAATTCTAACTCTTCTATATATCCATATTTATATCCAAATAATAAATTATGGATTTTTCAAGTATAAAATTATTCGGAAAGAAAAACTTTGCCGATCTTTTAAAAGAAATACATACAAACCAAAAAGATAAAGAAGTACAACTTCGTTCTTTAATAGAAGGTTTAAAACCATTAATTACTTCACCTGGTGAAGCAACAATGATTGTTCCTTTAATTAAAGAATATATGGAATTAGCTATTAAAAATGATGATGCTCTAATTAAAATGGCAGGTATTGTCCAAAGAGCAATGAATAGCAAAGCAGCTGATTCAGAAGAACTTTTAACAGATGAGGACAAAGAAATGCTCTTTAGTTCTCTTCAAGAATTAGATAATAAAATAGAAGTACCTAAATTAGAAGAGGCCAAGCATGCCAGTTAACAGTCAATTTCCCAATATAGGGAACTCTGCATTTATACCTAATAGTAATCCGATATCTGTAATACAAAATGGAGGATTATTACCTGCTAGAGTTATAGATATATCTTTAGTTACATCTACTAATGGAAAATCTATATTTCAAACTACAGGAGAATTTGCAAATATTGGAGCTATTAAATTTGAACTATTAGGTAATAGTACCTCTAAAGAAAATTTTCCACAAGGACCTGTAGCCTTTCCCCTTGATAATAATGTTAGAAAGGTTCCTTTAATTAATGAAATAGTTTTTATAATATCTGGTCCCTCTAGAAATATAGCTTTAGAGGAAAATAGTGATGCTATAGATTTTTATTATATGAATGCTATTTCTATTTGGGGAAGGAGTCATTTAAATATGCTCCCTTCAAATTCATCTACTAGTAAAAATACTGACACTGTACCCCTTACTGATGTAGAAAAAGGAATTTCAAATAATAAAGATAGTCAAGTAGTAGAACCTAAACCCGGAAATACTTTTAAAGAAAAATCAAGTATAAGAAATTTATTTCCAAATGAGGGAGATGTTATAATAGAAGGAAGATTTGGAAATTCACTTAGATTTGGTTCAACAGCAAAACAACCCTCAGAAAATAAAGATGTAGAAAGTCCTTGGAGTTCAGTAGGAATAAATGGAAAACCTATTACAATTTTAAGAAATGGTCAATCACAATTAGATTTAGATTTTAATAATTGGTTTCCTATCTATGAAGATATTCAAAACGATGATTCATCTATTTACTTAACATCGGGGCAAACTATCCCTATATTATATGGTTCATTTAGACGTGGCTCTTTTCAGATTGATGGTGTACCTGAATCAAATACTACAAAACTTCTTCAAGAGGTAGATATAGTAGACCCTGATGCATCACCCAAAGAATTAGATGATATAGATAATACTATTGATTCCATTAATCAGGAACCTGATTTAAGTACTGAAGAATTATTTAGAGAAAAATATAAAGAAAAATTTAATGAAGAACTAGATAAAATAAGTGAATTAAATAGATCGGGTGAAGATGCAAGAACTAGATCTAATATTGAAAAACAAAGACAACAAATTAATGATGAATATAGAGTAGGAGGGGAAGATATTTAATAATATGGGAAAAAGATCAAGAGCAAAAAGAATGATGAAAGAGCTGGAAAACCAGGGAATACCTGAGATGGAAGCAGCTGGCTTTGATACTAATGAAATTCCAAGTTATAATACAGATACTAATCCAACTCGTAGAGAAACTTTATCTTCTAATAAGGCACCTGGTAGTACTGGTTATAAACCCGAGTTCCCTTATAGAGGAAAACAAATTATAATTGATTCTGATAGAGTAATATTAAATGCTAAAAATGATTCTGCTTTTATAATTGCAGATAAAGCAATAGGTATATCAACTAATGGCACTTTTAATGTAGATAGTGGTGGAAAAACAATAATAAACTCCCCACAAATAGATTTAGGATTAGAAGCTATTCACCCTGCAGTAAAAGGTGATGTTCTACTAACTATAATACAACAATTTTTATTAGTATTAACTACACAGGTATGTCCTCAATTACAAGCAGCTACAGATTCAAATAATGTTGATATAGCATCTGTAAACAGAGCTGGTGATGCTTTACTAGCCTCCGCAGTAGCTCTAGATGAATTATTAGTTGAAACGTTATCTGAAAAAGTAAAAATTCAATAATTATGGCATTCGGTGGAGCAATTAATATTAGTGCTGATTTAGGTAAAGGAAACGCTAGTGAACCAAAAAAGATATTAGAGAATGCTTATAATTCTTTAAGTAAATTTAATAAAGGTTTACAAAATGTATGTAATGTCATAGTGTTTGGTAGACCTGATGCTGAACTTTTAAAACAAGGCCAACAAATAACACCCGTAGATTTCAGAAAAAGCCCAGAAAGAAAAAAATTAATGGCCAGTATTAGAAACATTGGCTCAAACCCTTCATTACTTAATACTACTAGAACTCTCCAAGTACTTAATTCATATGATCTATGTAATCCACTTCAATTTGTTGTATCACAAGTATTCCCAGCTGATAGTCCTGTAGCAAATATCCTTGGAGAAGCACAAGAATTTATAGACAAAATAGTAGGTACTTTTAGAGGTTCTTCACTTATAGAAGGTGGTTTTGAAATAGAGGCAACTACTACCTTTGATATTTTATCACAAGAAATAGAATCCCTCCCATTTCAAAGAGGCAATATTGTATTAGTTACCTTATCAAGTAATCTTTCTAAAATTAATTTTAATTCAATAGACTTAGAGAATCCTACAGATAAAACTAATTTAAATAGAGACAAAGATAAACTTGCTAATGGTACTTATCTTACTATAGAACAAACAGATGATCCTAAAATTGGTGCTACAATGAGAGGGCCAATAATTAATTCTAATCCTTATGTTGATGAAAATACAGGAGTAGTAACAGGTACTGAATATGTTATAGCTGTAGAAAGTATAAACCCACAAAAACCTCCATACGAAAGAGATAATAAAGGTAATCCTCTTTTAGCAGATAATGGAGAACCTATTTTAGCAACATACCAAAATTTCATAATATCAGGTGAAAAAAAACTTTCTGCGAATGCTAAAGATATAGGTGGAGATTTAGTTGATATATCCAATGACTTAAGAGGTCTTGATTTTATAACTTTAAACAATATTGTACAAAGGATTCCATCTAGTATAAAAGGTGTATCTAAATTTAAAAAAGCAATAAAAGATATATCAGATGAAATAGAAGATATTAACAAAAGAACTTCTAGACCTACTGATACTATCCAAACCGTAGGGGGAGTACTATCTACTGGAATAACAGTTGAAGAAGCAATTTCTAAATCAAGAAAACTAAGAGAAGCTTATAGACAAATCCTTCCTTTTACTAATATAAAATTTGCCGTACAAGAAAAATTTAAAAATGAAATTGAAGATATAAATAGAGCTTTAAGAGATTTTATACCCTATGAAGATTTAGCAAATATCTTCGAATGGCTTAGTAAAAGAGCTAAAGAACTTAATATGGCAATTGATTTTGTTTTAGCTCTTATAATTACTGTTAATACTGTTATAAAAATAGTAATAATAGTTTTAAAAGTAATAAGAGTAATAGTAAAAATTCTTGAACTATTTATAAAAGCTATCCCAATACCTCCATTTGTTCCTATAAAATTAGTTGAAGCCCCAACCAATACTAAAAAAACATTAGTAGAAGCTGTTAGTAGAGCTATTGATTTATTAACTAAAATTGCAAAAGAATTTGATATAACAATAGGGTTATTAACATTTGTTAGATTCTATATAGAACAATTTTTAAGAGAAAATGCTAAACTTGCTGCTAAATTAGAAAGTTGTAGAAAAGTTAACCAAGCCCAGGATGATTTACAATCACAAATAGATAGAGCAAATAAAGATACTTATTTATCTTATGTACAATTAATTGAAGGAATACCAGGTCTAGATAAATTTGAATTTGGACAATTTGGAGCGGCAGTATCTAATAGAACAGGATCTAATACATTTGTAAGATTAGAAAATGGTAATTTATTAATATTCCCTGATACTGTATTTGGTTATGATGAAAATGGAAATCTTTTATTTTATGGAGAATTATCTTCGTTAGCTACAGGAGTTTCATTTGAAGATACCTTAGGACAGGACTTTAGAAGTAGACTTCAGTATTATACTTTTAATAAATTTGATGCTGCTAAACATGGTCCTTTAATCCAATCCGCAGATGATATATACTTAGATAATCAAAATGTAGCTGATCCCGAAGATGCATTTGGTAATTTCCAAGAAATATTTTTAGGCTTTACTTTAAAAATTCAAGAGGATAAACCAATAGATAAAAATAAAAATGATCTTCTTAGAAGAAGAGGTATAGCTTTAGATTCTGATAATAACATAGTAGCGGCTACTAATTTAACTTTTTCTGATGACTTACCAGGTATAATTAATGAATTAAAATATAAAGTAAAAGTTAGATTAAATCAAGGTATTATAGGAATAAACACACTTGATAAAGAATCAAACGAAATAAGTGATAATGATGCTGTTAGCTTAGCAGAAGATTTAGGTACAAACCCAATATTTACTAATAATTTAAAAGCTGGGGCAAATAACAGATCTATCGGCAATATATCTTCGGGTCAAGCTGGAAATGAAATAGAAGGTAAACCTATTGATCCAAATGAACCTATAGAAACAAGAATAGGAGGAGGTCCTTTTGTTAAAGATCCTTATATGGGGGATGGAGATACATTAGGTGCTAGTAGTACTCAAGATGGAGAATCTAATAGTAGATTTATAGATACTACTACTATATTAAGTGACATAATACAAGAGCAACAAGATAATGACCCTAAGGTGCAAGCCATAAAAAACACATTCTCAATATTAAATTCTGTAGATCCAAACACAATAAATAACCTTCTTAAATCTCCTGGTTCACAAAATTTGTCTGATACAGAATTATTTAATACATTAAAGGAACAAGTATTAAGCACTATTGATCCTAATCCTGTAAAAGTTGATGAAGTTAAGAAAAAAACAGAACAATGGTATAAAGGTTTAAGAGAATCTACATTAATAGAGTGGGAACAATTAACACAAAATTATAGACCTCCTAGAAGACCTTCTCCACCACCATATGAAACTTATTTCACACAAGTAGAACAACAAGCACTACCAGCATGGGTTAGAAAATTATTAAGATCAGGGTATACTGAAACCGAAGTCCAAACAGGTATTAGTGATCCTGTTATAGTAGACAAATACAGAATAAAAATTGGCCCAGAATCTTCTAAAGTCGAAGTAACATTACGTCTAGCATTTAGGAGATAAACTTAAAATATAAATATTTATAATCATGAAATTAGAAGCTTTTAGAAAAATAATTAGAGAGGAAGTAAGAGGTGTAATTAAAGAAGAATTATCTTTAATTATGCAAACTCCTATCACTGAAACTAAAATAGTTCAGAAGCCTGTTGTAGAACAAAAAACAAAAACCAACTCGTTATCTGAATTAATTGAGGAATCACCTCAACAACAACAACCTTCCCAACCTTTATTTGAAGGAGTAGGAGCTTTAGCAGATGTTTTAAATCAAACACATGTTGAAGGTGGGTGGAGAAATCTTAATGGTGGAATGTCATCACAGGATGCTGTAGGATTCCAAGGCAATATGCCTAATACACCTACTAAAGTAGTAGATTCTGTTGATGCAATGGTAGCTAATCAAAAAACATCTGATATAAATCAAGTATCAATTGATGCTGTACCAGATTTTTCAGGTTTAATGGGTAAAATGAAAAATGCAGGTAAAATATAATGGCTTATATAGTACGTAATGTTGATATTTTAGATCTTAAACCTAGTACAGGTGTAGGGATTGCTTTACCCTTTAATGGTCCTACGGGCATTAATACTACCTTTACTACTAAAGATGCTATAAAATCTAACTTACTAAATTTTATCTTAACAGGTAAAAGGGAAAGAATAATGAATCCTAATTTTGGATCAGGTGTACGAGATTTACTCTTTGAACCTATAACAGAAAATATAACGGATCAAATAGAAAATTTAATTTATGGTGGGGTTGAAACATTTTTTCCACAAGTTCAAATAACCTTTAACAATGACTGAGAGTAAACAAATACAATATTTAAATAAGTACTTAGTCGGGTTCAAACAAAAACTACTTGAATTCGCTCAAGTATAC